AATACAGATATTCGTAGAGTTGGTGTTGTAATTAAAAAAGCATATACCTCATCACAGATATTAACACCTGTAAGTTCTTATTATAGAGTTTATGTTATGGAAGGAACAACAGAAGTTCAAGTTCAAGATTGGACACAAGTTAATAGAAGTTCCAATGAATATTATTTTGTGTTTGATACGAGAGATAAAATACCTAATGAATATAATATTGATATTAAAGTTTATTCTTCGGGAGAAGTTAATACTTATAAAAAAACACTAACATTCCAAATAGTCGACAAAAAATGAAAAAAATAACACTAAAAGAAAACGAATACATTAAGTTATTAAAATTTGTTTTATCCGAAGTTTTACAACCAGGTGAAGATAAAATCGATATGATTTTAGATAAAATTAGTCAATCAGGTATGGAATCAATCACTCCTGAAGAAAAAGAAACTCTTGAAAAATTTACTAAAGGTATTTCAATAGAAGATGAGTCATCATCTAAAGATGATTTTATGGTTAAATCAGGTGGTTTTTGGTCTTTTGAATTCCCAGGTATGCCGTCATTTAAATTTAGATATGAGTCAACTCAAGATACTGAAGATGAAAAAATACATACAGGATATTTAACAGTTGATAATAGTGATTACTACGGTGAAATTTATTGTGATACTGAAGGTAATTTTCAAACTTGTATGTTTGAAAATACGACTGAAGGAACTAATGTATTTGAAGATTATGAAGGTATTGAACACGATATTGAAGTGTTTTTAGATGTAGTCTGTAATGACCTAAAAGAAGATGATATGATTGCGTAATATGAAAAATTTAAATAACATAATTAAAAAAGTACTTAAAGAGGAAAATCAAAGATACATGTTTTTCTCTAACTTAGAACAAATGAAACGCCAATGCGAAATACTCCTTGGTAAAGATAAACAAATGATAGAATCTATTTTAGATAATGGACATGATTGGGCTCAAGACCACATTGCAGAATCTAAAAATAATATGGACCAAGTTTTTGATTTTATAATGAATGAAATCGAAGGTGAGGACTTTAGTAGTGATGACGCAGTTGATGTAATGTATGAAGGTCGTAAAAAAGCTGGTACTAAATTATGCGCTCGTGGTTTAGCATCGGCAAAGGCAAAATATGACGTATTTCCCTCAGCTTATAGTAATGGTCACGCTGTTCAAGTATGTAAAGGTAAAATCAAAGGTCTTGACGGAAAAAGACACTGTTCAGGAGCATATTGTTAATCAATTATTTTGAATTATTAAAAAATCGTAGTATATTTGTAGTCAAATCATAAATGACATGACTATAATAAAAAAACTGTGGATTAAGTATCGTCTGTATTTACGTAAATTAGACCGAAAGGATACCGAATTTGACATTTATATGTCTAACGTGAGGAAATGTTCCACCATATGTAGAAAACTCATTCATTCTCAAGATTCTGAACTCATAATTGCCCCCATATCCGATAAAAAATATATCCGTAATGATAAATTAGGTATTTTTGTTACAATGGATGGTGGGCAAGTTACGATAACCAATCATACATACAGTTATTTTATTAAATTAAATAAAACTCAATGGGAAAAACTGGTTATCTCATTCCGTAGAGAAATGGAATATAGAGCGATGGAGATTGAAAAAGAATTAGAAAGTCAAATTAATCACTCACTTGATAATATTTATAATAAAATAAATTGTTAATATTAAAATCATGTCAAAGTTAGATACCCAAATTAAAAAAGTATTAAAAGAAATGTCAGAAGAACCAGAATACGGAAGACTTGATAGAGGTTTAGTTCAAGACGTTATTGATAGATTACTATCAGATGAAACAGGTGGATATAAAGGAGCACTAAAAGCTTTAAATTCTGAATTTAGTACAGGACAATATTCAAGACCTGAAAGAACGTATGAACCTCTTAAGCCAGGTATTAGAGTTGGTAAAAGTATTTATTAACCTAAAGATTTTCTAATCAAAGATATTAAGACCGATTCGTTGGTCTTTTTCTTTTTAGGTTTGTATGATGTCATCACAGGTTTTTGACCTTTACCCGTTTGAGTATCTTTTTTCTCAGCCTTTCTTTTTTGTTGACAAGCCGCCTTCTTTTGAGAATCTGACATTTTAGACGCTACACCTACCGCCCTACATTTAGGATAACCCTTTGTATCACCTTCAGGTCTCCCACATGGTGGATGTTTACCATCTTTTTTACTACAGATATTAACCCACGGACCTTTAGGTTGTTTACTACCTTTTGGTTTTTTCTTAGTCCCAAACCAAACACCTAAATCTTCATTAACAATTTCTTTTTTAATTTGATTTTTACCTAAAACTTTTTTAAGTAATTTTTTGTTAAGAGGGTTGTCATTTAAATCACTTCCGTCATCGTCATTAAGAACAGGATGTTTTTTATCGTAATTTGAAAACTTTTTAGCAACTTTTTCTTTGGTTTTAATATTTTTAGTATCAATATTACCGTCCAATGCGTCAACATATAATTGAGCGTTATCAAATTTTTCTAACGGAACAGTAAAAGGTTCTAAAGTATTTTTATCCCATAACTTTAAACCAGGACTTAAAGGACCCCTATAAGTTCCTGAACCTGATGTTACAGTTGCCTCGTTAACCATTTCCTCGTACTCTAATAATTTTTGGAATATCTCCAAAATATTTTTACTTTCCATATTAAAAAAAAAGAATTATATTTTAATATAAATATCTAATAAAATGGAACAAAACAATTCTGAAGAATTAAAAAAAGAAATTATTGAGAAATTTGAGAATCTTAGTCCTATTGGTAATTTATTTGATGTAATCAATTATAGTTCTTATGAAAATTTAGATAAATTCATAGTTAATATGAGTGAAGAACAGGCTCTTTATTGTATAATTGAAGCAGTTAAATGTTCTTACAGACGAGGTGTATTTACTCTTGAAGAAAGTGAGGCGATATCCAAATCTTTGAGGATTATTTCATCTAAATAAAAAAAGGTCAGATTTCTCTGACTTTTTTTATTATATTTTATTTGATTTACGAATATTTTCATCCCCCCATAACGGTTGTAAGTTTTTTAACGACCAACATTCCATAAATGACTCATCTCCAATTTCTTGTATATTAAATGAAGAAATTGGACGTATGTGGTCAACATGCCATATACCGTAATTGTCCCACGACATTTCACCTATAAATTTTTTTTCTAAATGAGTTATTAACTCATCAGGTGAATATTTTAAAATTTCAAAATAATGTCCATTTTTTTGTACATTACTTTCTTTCAAAACCTGATATATCGCAGTACGGAAATTATTGATTAGTTTGTAGATGGGGTCATTATGTTTACGATTTTTTTCGTAATTACGTTTATTTTCTCTATGTTTATCTATATTTTTTTCTCTCCACTCTTTATGATATTCATTAAGATGTTCTCTGTTTTTTTCAGACCAAGTTTTGTGTTTTTGTGAAAGATATTCTTTATTACTATCTCTCCATTTTTTATCGGCAATTTTTCTACCACCAATAAACCTTCTACCTGAAGGGCCTAATTTTACACCATTTTCTTTTAATATTCTTAAAATTGTTGGTTTACTTATACCTGTTTTTTCAGAAATAGTTTGTGAACCTAGAAGTTCTTCATTATACATTTTTAATATATCAGATAATTCTTTATCATTAGGGTTATACTTTTTCATATATTATAAATATAATATATTTTACTAAAAAAACAATTATTTAATGTTGTAAAATAAAAAAAGGGACAATTTCTTGTCCCTTTTTTATTATCAATTAAGATAAGATTATCTTAATTCATTCAAATCGAATGTACGAACACCATCAACGATAATACGGCCATAGAAGCGATTGTTCACCATCTTTTTCGCGTATCTCGTCATAATACCCTTAATAGGAGTAAAGTTGAATGGGTTATACATTGTTGGAGTTAATTGTAACGGTACGTATGGAGCGTAGATATATCCAGTGTCCAATAAAGAAGTACCTTTATGACCAATCAACACAGTGTTAGCTGGGAAGTATGGGTCACGGTATACTTGATAACGACCACTTAATGTACCAACTCTCTCGATACCCATGTTGAATTGGTCCTGCTCAGGAGCCGCATTTGATACGTGGAAGTATTCCAAGTCATCAAAGATAGCACTGATTTCAGAAGATACAACAATCCAGTTTGCTCCACCTCTTAAAGTAGATTTGTGGATTTGAGCTGAAATTTGGTTGATTGCAGTAATCAACGTTTGGTTCCAGTCCTTTTGAGTGTAAGGAGTTGATTGGTTGTTCAGACGCTTCCATCCGTTGTAATCCCAACGTAATGTCCAAGCCGCACCTTTACGTAAGTCACGTAAGATTTCACGGTCAATTTCAGCTGCAACTTGTTCAGATAATAAAGCTGTTAATTCAGCTTCAGCATCGATGTTGTGGAATGCCGCAACGTCTTGAGCAAGTTCTGGAGACCATTGTGCTCTTAATTTTCTTTCTGTAACAGATACAGTTACTGACTCAAGGTCAAAAGAAACTTCACCAATTTTGTCTTCAAATTCTAACTCTTCGTAACGTCTCCAAGCTGCTTTGATGTTAGTTAAAGAAGTAGCTCCGCTCCATTGAGATGCGGTTAATGTCGCTCCAGAATATCCATCAGGAGTTGTTTGACCACATGATATACATGCAGGAACTTGAGTATCAATTTCTAAATAGATAAATCCTGTAGTACTACAAATGTTATCATAATAACCACCATTACCACCCGATGTTGTAGTGTTAAATCCAGCTTGAGTACGTGTGTAGTTTGGACCTACAATACCTTGACCATATTTTTGAGTAACAACACGGAATAAAAGTGGTGTAAATGTTGCAGTATTTAAGTTAGAAGCTGCCGTTGAGTTATCAGTATAAAGAATTAAGTTAGCTAAAAACTCATCAGTATCTTGTTCTTGACCGTTTGGTCCGATTAACTTACCAACACCAGCATTTGAGAAACCTGATAATGCAACGATGATTTTTCTAAATTCAGCGTTAGAACCACCTACAGTGTAAGCTGAATATACAAGAGCTCCACTAGACCAAGCAACTGTTGGAGTCGCAGATGTAATTGTAAGGAAACGACCTTTAGAGTAATCGAACAAACCTGCTGGGTTAAGACCTGGCTCAGTTCCTTCGTAGAACATATCATAAAGGTTCTTAGGTGCTGTACCAAATGGTTGACCTGTTCCTGTATCATATCCTGAAAGAGGATTTCCAGGATAGTTACCAGGAGAACCTACTGGCGCGTAGTGGTCACCTGATGTAACACCAAGAGTGTCAACTGCAGAACCACCTGAATAACCTTGAATCTTAGGTATGAAGTAGAACAATTTACCAATTGGTAAGTTCATAGCTTGTACCGATACAATCTCGTTAGACAATAATTTAGAGAACACACGTCTGATGATAGGAAATACCACAGTTTCGAATGAACCTGAATCAGCTGATGATGCAGCTTCGTTAATTAAATGTGACGCTTGGTTTTCATACAATTGTGCAACATTTTCTTTTAGGTGGCCTCTAAGACCTTCTAGGAACCCTAATTTGTCCCATTTGTTTATAGTGTCTTCTTTGATAACTTTCAAGTGTTTAAGACCGATGTTACCTACTAATCCACTTTCTAATAATGCTCCCATTTATTTTATAGGTTTTTTATTTTTAAGTTTATTTTATTATTTTTGACATAATGTCTTTCATTCTCAAGAATTGAGGGTTCTCGTAAGTTTTAGATTCAATTAGATTAACTGCTGAACCTGACTGTGGAGATTTATCAATTACTTTTTCGATTGACTCAGTCATGAACTTTTTGGATTCTCCTCCAAGTTCTTCTTTTATTGTTCTATATAAAGCTTTAGATTCTTTAAGACTTTCTGCAGAATCAAATCTTCTTAAAACGTTAATTTTTTCTTGCTTTGATGTAGAATGTTCAGTGAACAATCTTGTAGCATATGCTAAATTTGAATTAAATACAGCAACTTCGTTAAGTTTATC